CTACATCACCTGCATTAAGGGATAAAGTTATAGTTGCACTATTACCAGCATTACTATTACTTGCAGATGTAGATACGGAGTTAGCTACTAGATTACTGGTATCAACTAATGCACCATTTAAAGTTAATGTAGTTCCATCATATGTAATGTTTTTAGTTGTATTACCTTGAGCAAAAGCACCTGATGATTCAAATAATACACCTGAACCAGCACTTATATTTGTAGTAGTTCTAACTACATTACCATTGTTTAATGTACCCATAACAGGGCTTACTACAGCTAATGAACCTACACTTAAAGAAGCAGTATAAGGAACATACCAAGTAGTTATATCAGTTGATGGGTTATACACACCATCAGACCTGTATAATGCTTCACCAACAGATAAAACTGGAGCACTACCTACCCATGTTTCACCGCCACCCCAAGTATTAACTGGTGGATAGCTAGTTGAACCTGAAGTATTATAGTATAAAGGGGAAGAACTAAGAGAACCAATAACAGCTTTAGCATAAGTTATTCGAGCTGAAGAACCACTAGAGCTAGATACTAAGTCTAGATTAATTGCTGAACCTGTATCTTGTACATATAAAGCATTAGGTAATGTAACACTCACAATATAATTAAATTGTCTACCACCATTAACTATATACCATAAGTATTTAGTTGAACCAAAACCACCAGTTACAATATACCAAGTATAGTCTGCAGGGTTAAGTGATTCAGTAGCAGATGCACTATTATATATTCCAACATATGTTTTATTTGTTGGTGTATCTGATAATCCAGTACCTACATTATCATCTGCATATTTAATATGTATATATTGATATAGGTAGGATACAACAATACCTGTAGAGGGGTTATATACTTGACCATTACCTGAGTCAATAACTACGTTATCAGTTGCAGATACAGTACCTTCCATGTATAGCTGAGAAAGAAAAGCATCTAGCTCAGGCATACCTGTAATAGGTGGATGGAGTACCATATGTTATCTCCTATCTGCTTGTTTAGCATCTACTGCTATAGTGGCTAATCTCCAGTAATCTGAAGAAGTTATTCTGTAGTTTAATACACGACCATAAGATCGAGGGTCAACCTTATAGCCTTGTGCTCTTGCATTATTAGGTAGGAACATTAAGGTAGTTATAGTTGGATCATTTGAGGAAAGATCTATGTCATCATTATAATTGTTTTGACCTGCTACTTTAATAGTAATATCTGAATTAATAGGTACTTTATCAAAGATAGGATAGATAGATGTTACTACACTGCTACCTGATACATCACCTGTATTTAATCTTTTCTTTTCAATATAAGATTCATATTGGTCTAATGAAGATCCATTCCACATTAAATAATTATCATCAGATACTAATGTTTGAGAAGTATCAGTACACATATACAATACTTCTTTACCATACTGAAATACATTACTTACACTAGGTGGGCCATTAAATAAATATGTAGCTGAAGGTAATTCTCTTTTAGTCCATGTATTATTTTTATAATTATATATAATAGCTTCATTACAAACCGTAGATGTACCTTTAGGAAAATTAATCCATATCTCTTTATAGAATGGATTTTTAACTATATGTACTTTATTAGTAGCATCTTTATTAAGGTTTTTAAAGAAATATTTTTTAATTCTAAAGTCAGCAATAGATTGAATAGCACCAGAACCATTATGATAGTAGATGTCATTACGGTCAACAACAAAATGTTTACCATCTACTTCAATAACACAATCTGTATTAAGGATACCATAAGACTTACTATAAGGTACTACTCTTGTTGTAGCACCTATTGTTAATATATTAATACTATCTGAAGAATATATAAACATACTACCCCTGAGTTCTTGCATATCAAGAATAGGAGAGGTAGAGCTTAAGTCAAACTCATCAGCAGTATCAGTAGTAAAACCGGGTTGCCATATAGATGGCACTGATCCAGTAGCTGCTTGAACGGATACTCTAATAGTACCCGGAGCGTATGTAATTGTACTGCTCTGATCTAATGTTAGGTTAGCAGCTACTAAAGAATAATTAAATGCTCTAATAACTTTTGCTGTGACTGTTAATCCCGGAATATAATTCCAGTTAGGTAATGGTTGAAACGAAGAGCCAGCAGTAGTACTACCATATAAACAATACAAAGGATTAGATGTACCATTATTAATTATAATAGCAAACCCACCATTAAATAAAGTACCTTGCCAATCACTATTATCATAAGAAGGATCACTACTAGTTAGCATAGCTGATTGATTACCAAGAGCATCTACCCTTACAATATTACCATTCTTAGCAAAGATATTATATCCCTGATCGGGACGTCTCCAGTGTATACCATAGTCAGGAGCAGTAGATACTACTTTATAGGTGGTTTCACCAGTAGTTGCCTGTATTGCTTCATCATCAAACCGTACATTTAGTACATCTGTGAATACATTCTGTGGTAGAATTAATGGAGGCATATCAGAGTTCCACCCACCTCTGCCAAATTGTTCTATTGTAGTTGCCATATATTATCCTTGTTCTCTATTAGGGGTCTTCTGTGTTTAGGGTTGTAACCCTTTTAGATAAATTGTTTTACCATTCTGCTTTGTAGCAGTTAAGCATTCACATTTTAAATTAGAAGGATCATAGGATACATGAACCCAACCAGAGTCAGGTATACCTTGAGTATAGAACTCAAGAATTAATTGAGTGAATTTAAAATTATCTTTTATATATTGAGCTAAATCATCATTAGCTACACCTGATATTTCAATATCTGCCGCCATACCTTTACAATGATCCGATGTCTTTGAACCACCTACAGCAACATTAGACTCAGGAGATCTATAAGCACTATTAACAGTTACTTTACCATAATGATCTCTTACAGGCTGTAATACTTTTTCGCATAATATTTTTAAATTAGCTGATGCTGTATCATTAGGGGTATTATCAAGACCTAATCGAGTAGCTGTATCTGATCTAGATAATTCTTTTAAAGTAAAGTTAGTGCTTAATTGGGTCATTTAATTTATCCTTAATTTCATTATACTGACTGATACATGTGTTTAACTTACGAATAGCTGTGTCACCTTCTGCTGTTATGGCGATAAAATCTTCAGCAACCTTTCGGTCAAGTTCGGTTCGTGTTTCTCTTGTGTCACTTCTACTGGTAATGGGGGTATCTGTGGTGGGTTGTATACTACAGTTGGTGCTTTGGGTAGGGAGAAACAACCTGAGATTACCAGAGGCAACATCAGCACGAAGAGCTTTAATCTTTTTATTTGCATTATTTTCTTTCTCTCTCAGTACAGTAGCATAAGTAATAGCTACTTGATTTAATTGTTTTTCTTTTTCAGCAGAAGCTTCATTAGCCTTAGTTACTTCTAAAGCTACTTCTACACCCTTATCATATTCACCTTTAAAGTATCCAGCAATAAAGGTAACAACAGCTAATATAACACCTATAATTAAATTACGCATCAGCCATTTTACCTCGGGCATAAGCATGAGCTGCCATGAATGCAACAACAATAGTACCCATTGCAGCACAATATGTTGTAGCTAAACCATTAAGAGCATTTACTTTATCAAGAGCTACTAATGCAGAACCTAAATAAACAATTACAACAGGAGGTAATACAAGAGCAAACCATGCCATAATGCGCTGTTGATCAGCCATCTTATCCATGTTTTCAATCATCATCATTCGTTCTGATTTGGCTAATTCAGCATCGCTTACTACACCATTTTTATCAGTATCAAATTGATTATACGTTGAATCTTTTTCTAATTGCTTCATTGTTTATCCTTTGCTTGTTTTCGTTCTATTTGTTTTTTAATTTGTTCTATTTCTTGTAAAGTGTATTCAGCTTGTAATTGTGTTTCATATGCTTTCATATATATAAAAGTACTTAAGGGTAACAACAACACTACTAATACACAAGCAGCAACCCAACCTAAATAAAACATACCATAATTCCTTTCTATTGGCTCAGGTACAGGAACCATAGGTGGAGGTAGCCAATTAGAAATAGAGTCAGCAGAACTAGAATTATTGTTATTTCCTTTTCCTGTTGGTCTTTTCTTTGTTGCCATCTTCTGCTCCTATCTAGTTGTTCTTGTTTGAGCCTAGCCCCATCTTGTTCTTGTTTTATTACATCTCTCATGTCAAACACTTTAGAATACAAGGCACCCATTTCTGGAGGAGATTGATACACCATTGTCTCTCTAATAGTAACTTCTAAAGCTGCCATCTGATCTAAAGCATCTACTCTTAATAATGCTGACTCCATATAGTTTTGATTTTTATCATATACGTTTTTACTTTTATATTCTTCTTCACGGATATGTTCAGCTAGTTGTTCTTGTAATTTAAAAAATTTAGTTAATTGTTGTATTACATCTGATCTAATTTTTGTTTCATCAACAGTAATATACTTTTGTTTTTGTTTAACTTTAGGTTTAATTACTATTGCTTTTGGTTTAATACCAAATAATTTATTACGAAAAAAGGATATGAGAAATGAGAAAATACCTTTAAGTTCTTCTACATCCCCCACTACCTCATTATAAGTTTCTTTTATTTCAATAAACGATTCTT